TGCTTGTCGAGCGTCGCCTTGCGGGAGGCGAACCGCTCGTCGTTCATCGTCTTCGCGGCCGCGTGGTTCTCGGGCCAGATCGGGGGGCTTGCGGGTGCGGGCATGGTGGTTCCTTTCGGGTGTTGCGGTCAGAGCCTCGCCAGCCCGGCCAGGATGGCTCGTGCTGCGTCGAGGGACGGGGTGATGAGCTTCGGGTCGTCTTCGGCGGTCTGGACGTCCTCAGCGCCGTCCAGCAGGGCCCGGACGGCGAGCACGCCCGCATCCGGCATCTGCATGAACGTCGCCGGGGCGAGGCTGATCTCTTGGAGGATCGCGTCGATGCGCTCGACGCCGCCCTGGATCGCGCGGTTCGTCAGGATGCGGGCACCGACGCTCACCCCGGTGAGCACGCCGTCGTTGACCAGTTCGAGCGCCTCGTCACCGGCCGCGGTGTTCGACACCTTGGCCCGGAAGATGAAGTCGGCGCCGTCCTCGACGCCGATCACGGCGCCCACCGGCAGCTTGCGCCGGTCGTGGAGCGTCAGCAGCGGGATGCGCTCTTTCGAGCCACGCTGGGCGATCGACTTGGCGAACACCCCGGTGCGCCAGATTTCCTTGTAGAACGACGCACCGCCGTCGTCCGACACGCGGTACGGGACGTTGTACGTGAGCGCCCGAGCGACGATCGTGCGCCCCTCTGCGGTGCGCTCGACATGCATGTCGTCCATCGTCAGTGAGCGGGTGATGAGCTGGTTCATGCGGACACCTCCGTGGTGACGACGGGAAGGGAGCTGTTGACGCCCTTCAAGGATTCGACGCGACCGGCACGGTGGCCGATGGCTGCTTCGTTCGGGTCGGTCCCGATCGGGCCCATGTTCTCCAACACGCGCACCTCGTCGACCGTGAGCCACTTGCCCTCGATCGCCGTCTTGTAGGCCATGAAGCGATCTTGGAGGGTGGTGCGCAGCATCGGGGCGAAGTCGAACCGGGCGAGCACCGAGCGGGGCAGGACACGGCTGAGCGCGGCCTCGATGCGCGACGTCCACGGCATGAACGACATGCGGTGCAGGTCGACGTAGGTCGTCTCCACGTTCGAGTACGTGAGCGACTGCCCGGACGCCGACAGCGACAGCAGGCGGGGGTCGATGCCGAACCACCAGCAGACCTCGACGGCCATGTATTGCTTCGCTTCGAGGAACTGCTGATCTTCCGGCGACCAGGCCACCGGGGTGACCTCCATCGAGGTCGGGATGACCGCGGGGACGCGCTGGTTGTTGCCGTGCCGGGACATCCATCGCATCTGGATTTCCTCGGCCTGCTCCTTGGAGATTTCCGGCCGGTTGACGCGGATCACGACAGGCGGCACGGCCGACGTGGCGAGCTGGCCGAGCTGGTACATGTCCATGCCGACACCGAGCTGGATGCCGCGGCGGTGGGCCTCGACGACACCGACGCCGATCGGGCTGCCTGGCGGGGCGTAGCCGCGGATGTGGAGGACGTCGAGGTCGCTGACCCGGTTCTCGTCGAGCCAGTAGCGCAACCGGCCGTTGACGATCTCGACGTGCATCCGGTCGGGGTGCACGATCGGGAGCTGGCGCGGGTAGCCGGTGCGCGGGTCCTCGTCGAACGGGAGCATGTACGCGTTGCCGCGCAGGGCGAGCGAGGCGACGACCATCGACCGCCACTCGACCGGCGACACCGCGGGCCAGGGGTCCGCGAGCACCTTCGGGGTGCGGATGCGGATGCTGTCCTCGCTGTCGTCGATCGCGAACAGCTCCAACGCGCCGATGCCGTTCGTGAGGATGTTCAGGCACCGCCATGCGGCCGACAGCGAGAGCGTGGTGCTCTCCGGGTCACCGAACGCCATCGAGCCCATGTCGAGCCCCACACCGGCCGCACGAGCCGCTGAGGGCCCGAAGTAACCGGAGGGCACCGCGTTGGCGATCGTCCCTGAGACGCCCGTCGTGGCGGGTGATCCGCCGACGAACGGTGCCACTGCTGCGCGCTCAACCAGTCGGCCCAGGCCCCGCATCATTCACCCCTTCCTCGTGTTCGGTGATGTCGTCGTCGCCCTGGACCGCCAGTAGCTCCGCAGTGGTGCCACCAAGGATGGCACACACGCCCCCACAGATGAGTGCTCCTGCCGCGCCGAGCCACACACCGAACCCCGCGGTGATGAGCACGGCCCCGAGGAGCTGGAAGTAGACGGGTGCGTTCTTCATGGTCAATACAGCCACATGGCTCCGTGGTTCGGGTCGCCCGCCACGCCCCACACGGCGAGTGTGGCGCAGTAGAGGGCAACGATGTCGGCGGTGCTCGTGGCGCGCTGCCAGATGAAGGCGTCGCCGCGGACCCGCTTGGCCGCAGAGGCGACAGCCGAGTCGAGAACGTCGGACGGCCGGATGCGCAGGCGCCGTTCGAGCACATGGTCGTAGAACGCCCCACAGGCCGCAGGCAGCTCCTTGCCGCCGACGATGTGCAGCGGGATGCCGTTGCGTTCCAGCTCGGGGATCAGGGCCCCCATCGGGCCGGTGCCGTCGACCATCACCCGGTACGGGGCGTGACGGCGTTGCAGGTCGATCAGCCGCGGGACGATCCAGCCGAGCCCTTCCTCCTGCTCGATGTGCTCGACGTCGATCAGCCCGTCAGAGCCACGAGAGGCCGCACAGATCGCCGCTCCGGTGCGGGCCTTGTTGATGTCGGCCGCGAGGACGATCGAGCCCTGGATCGAGCCGTGGGGGTTCCTGCACTCCACCCACGCCGACCAGTCGATGACTTTCTCGTCGGTGCGGGTCCACATGTTGAGCATCGCCCGGCAGAAGTCCTCCTCGCGCATCGTCTTCGCCGCGTGGCGCACGGCGGCGATCGTCTGCGTGTAGCCGAGGGCGGGCATGTCCTCCCACCACATGTCCTCGTCGTACGGGTCGCACCCATCGGGCGCCGACCACTCGAAGTAGCACAGGTCGGCCGTCTCGCCGCGGGCAGCGACGATGCGCCCGAGGTCCACCTTGCGCCGCCAGAACAGCGACACGTCGGTGCCTGCGGTCGAAGTGATGAGCACCTGGGCGTTCGGCCGGGTGAGCATGGCGGGCAGGACGGCTTGCTCGCGCCGGTCGTCGACATCGGAGAACACCTCGTCGAGCACCGCCTCGTCGAGCGTGCGGCCATGACCGGACGACTGCGTGTTGCGCATGATGTCGACCGACGAGCCGTTCTTGAACACGAGCGCCTCGGAGCCCTGCGACCGGCGCAACGTCTTCACGGCGTGCACGAAGTCCGAGTCCTCGATCATCGGCCACCAGTCGTGGAGCAGCTTGCGGACGGCTGCCTGGCCGTCCTGCATCGAGTAGACGGACGACTGACGGGGCCCGCACATGATGAGCCGGTGCAGCGTCTTCACGAGCGTGATGATCGACTTGCCCGACTGGCGGGGGGTGCCGAAGACGATCTCGCGGTACACGAACCGGCGACCGAGCGGGTAGTCCGGGTCGGGCTCGTATTCGAGCGCCACGTCGAGCACCTGGCGCTGCCACGGCAGCAGGGGCACCCCGAGCACCTCGGCGATCTTCGCGGCCTCGCGGCCCGCCGTGGGGCGGTCTGAGCGGGGCGTGGAGAACCGGGCCGGGGCCGGTGGGCGCTTCACGACCTCACTGGCTCGCATCGTCGCCGCCAGCGATCATGTCCGTGCCGAGACGGCGCGCCAGGGCGTCGAAGGGGTCCTCCTCGATCACGTCGGGCGGCTTGATCCACTCGCGCAAGGCGATGACCTGTTTCATCATCGAGTTGGCGAGCGGCGAGAACCCTTCGATGATGACGGTGCCGCTGTCGATGCGGCTGGCGGTCTGATACGCCAAGGCGACGAGCGGAGCCGCCTCGAAGGGCAGCTCGACGTTCGCCAGCATCGTGTCGAGGGCCTGCGTGACCGTCTGGCGAGTCTGCGACGGCTTGACGGCGGTCACCAGGCCCTCGAATGGCGTCGCAGGCTCTCGTTCAGTCGCCTGCCGCCGAGCTGGGCGCCGGAAGTCTGATTGCACTCCCGGCAGGCCGCACGGCAGTTCGCGGGGTCGAGCATCGACCCGCCTTCGGCGAGCGGTCGGATGTGGGCGAGGGTGTTCGCCTTGCCGGTGCAGACGCCGGGCATCTGGATTTGGCACACGCCCCCGGAGGCTGCGAGGACCCGTTTGCGCAGTTCGAGGTAGGCGACACGCTTGCCCCCGGTCTTGTGTCCATGCCATGCCATCGGGGGCCATTCAAGCGGCTCCACCACGGTGCGTCAACCAAGGTCACACCCTTCGACACGCACCGTAGTGATAGTGACGTCTTTCACGTACCACCTGCACACATAGTGAGGAATACCGTCTACTTTCCGATCGACTGTGCAGATGACCGCAGCCAGCTCGCCGAGCACCGACCCCCGCCGCGGCCCGTTGGTGCGTACCCAACGCCGACCGGTCGCTGTAACGGCTGGGCCGCGACGGGGAGTGCCAGTCTACGCCCCCGTTTGCGCTGCCGTGACGTCACAACATTTCCCAACTTTCCCCCTTCCGGGGTTGACTTCGGAGAGGTAGCGGGCCT